GGTCATCTTTTACAGAAATAATAAATGAACAGAGAGCATACGCAAACTCGGCTCATGTTGCTTTACGCTTTGACGCTGAAACCTTCCCAACGCAGCCCCGCAGGATGTACCGGCTACGCGGTACAAAGATCAAAATTCCTCATAATGCAACTGTAAGAACTGATGGATCTTTAAGCTATAGCGGTACATTTAATGGATCTTTTAAAGCTGACAAGGCTTGGACAAATGACCCCGCATGGATTTTATACGATCTATTAACTACTTCTAAAGGATTTGGAGATCATATTGCAGAAAGTCAACTTGACGTTTTTAGTTTCTTTGCAGCGAGTCAATACGCATCAGCGCAAGTTGATGATGGTCAAGGCGGAACAGAACCAAGATTTGCTTGCAATGTCGTAATAAATACCAGAAAAGAAGCATACAACTTAATAAATGAGCTTTGTTCTGTTATGCGTGTAATGCCTTTTTATTCAGCGGGTTCTATTTCAATTTCGTGCGACAAACCAACAGACGCTTCATATCTATTCAATTTATCAAACGTAACGCCCGAAGGTTTTACTTATAGCAACACAAGCAAATCAACAAAACATACTGTTGTTAATGTTGCTTATTTTGACAATGAAACTCAAACGATTGATTATGAAACTGTTGAAGATACAGCTTTACAAGCTAAGTATGGACAAGTTGTAAAAAATTTAAGAGGATTTGCAACGACATCAAGAGGGCAAGCTTCAAGACTCGGCAAGTGGTTTTTATATACACAATCCAATGAAGCGCAAACTGTAACTTTTACAACAACACTCGAAGCGGGAACACTTGTAAGACCTGGTGCTGTTATAAACATACAAGATCCTATGCGGGCAGGGGTAAGAAGAGGAGGAAGAATAAAAACAGGGGTTTCTACAACACAGATTATTGTGGACGATCAAAATAATACAGATCTAGCAACAACTGATTCTGCAACTTTATCTGTGATCTTATCTGATGGATCTTTAGAAACAAAAAGTATAAGCACGATTTCAGGAACAACGATAACTGTTAATTCGGCTTTTTCATCTGTTCCGCAGGCAAACAGCGTTTGGGTTATAGAAAATACATCATTACAACTACAAATTTTTAGAGTTATATCTGTTACAGAAGTAAGTCAGTTAAATTATCAAATTGTCGGTGTTTCTCATGATCCAGATAAATATAATTTTGTAGAGGATGGCACTGCTTTAACAGCCAGAACGATAACAACTTTAACTGAAATCAAACCATCACCAAGCAGTTTGCAGGGAACTGAACAAATTGTTGTTCTTAATAATAGGGCTGTAAGTAAATTATTTATTCAATGGCAACCTGTTAGCGGTGTTACTGAATATATGGTGCAGTATAGGTTTAAAAATGAAAACTTTATTTCTGAGCGTGTAACAAGATCTGATTTTACAATATTTGAAACTTTAGAAGGAACTTATGAAGTAAGAGTTTTTAGTTATAACGCATTAGGAAAACCAAGTATTACGCCCGCAACAACAACATTTACTACTGTTGGTAAAACAGCTTTACCTGATGATGTGCAGAATGTACAAATAGAACCTTTGTCAGATCAATTTGTTCGATTGCGTTTTGATAAATCAACTTCAGTTGATGTG